ATCCCAGGTCTTAAACCAGTCGCGCCGGAAGTACGTCCCGTCATCTGGAGTCGGGTTCTGCTGATACAGGGCATTCCAATCACGCTCTGGCAGAACCGCCTTGATCTCCAGCAGGCGAGTAAGCGGATAGTCCGCTTCCCACAGCGCATGCCCACGCTCGTCAATGGCTGGGAGGCTTAACACCTCCCACTGGTCGCCACCATGCTCCTGCTGAGCCAGCAACCGTCCGGACAGGTCGTCCTCATGCCAGCGAGTGTTAATCAGGACAATGGCACCGCCAGGCATGAGCCGGGTATAGGCTGTACTGGTGTACCAGTCCCAAACGCGCTGCCTGCGTCTCTCGCTATCTGCCTCTTCCCTGTCCTTGAACGGGTCATCAATCAGCAGGATATGAGCACCGCGCCCAGTAATGGCTGTTCCAACACCAGCAGCGACATACATACCGCCGCCGCTTGTGTGCCAGCGATTCGCCGCTTTCGAGTCAGACGCCAATTGCACCTGGAACAAAGCACTAAACTCTGGCTCAGCAACGATATTTCGCACTTCGCGGCCAAAGTCGCCAGCCAGATCACTGTTGTAGCTGGCAGCAATGATTTGCTTGGCTGGGTTCCGGCCTATGAAATATGAGGGGAAGCGACGAGACGCAAGTTCTGACTTGCCGTGCCGTGGCGGCATGCAAATCATCAACCGCTTGCACTCCCCCCGCTCAACCCGCTCAAGCGCCTCTGCAATCAGATGATGGTGAGGCGCAGGGCGGTAGCCTGGGAAAGTGTACTCAGTGAACGCGATAAGGCCTTCTCGACCTCTACGGCGTCGCAACAGCTCAGCGGCGGCCTCCTGCGGCGATAGCTGCGAGCTGGTCATCTGAGAAATCCGTTGCTGAGAATCGAATAGGCCCGCCGTCTTTGCCTGACAGTTCAACCTTGTCCTTGAACATCCCAAGATGGCGGCCGATGTCTACCAGCGCACCCTTTTTGTCATGCATCTTGATCTTCAGGCCCTCTCGACCTTCTGATACTTCTGCAATAGCGGCTGCGGTGCTGTCATCGATCTCTGAAGAATCAATCAGAGCAATGCCGTGATATGGCCGTTCTACCTCTTGCCCGTCATCATCAGTATCGATGCGGACAATGGTCTCACCCCAGCGCATTACTTTGCGTATGTCACTGAATCCGATCTTGGCAAGTTCGGCGAGCACCATATCCTGAGTGATCTTGGTGCGTTTCGAGCGTGCTTCCTGGGCCTCCTGAACCGCTTTGGCGATATCAGGTTTTCTCAGGTTCTCTTCTCCGATGGATGCAGCCGTCTTGCTGCTGTACCCGGCCCTTATCGCCGCTTGCGTGGCGTTGAGGTCAACGAGGTACTCTTCCACGAAGCGGCGCTGCTTTGCTGTCAGCGCCATGCTCAATACTCCAATAAAAAACCCGCCGATCTTTCGATGGCGGGCTAGTTTCAAATCCTACGGGCGCAAAAAGGCCACCTCCAATGTATCAGTTGGCGTAGCAGTTTGCACCAACTCCATGTATCAGTTTTACGTGCCAGACATACAGAGACGATGTTTCCGATTCCTTGATCTGAACAACCTGGCCATTTTCTATCAGGCTTTCAAGGACCCGACGCACTCCTACCCTGATAGCTTGTCGGGTAGCTGGCGGCACCGCCTGGGCTTTTGTGACGTGCCTGACAATCTGAGCCATACGAAACTGGCGACCGGGATGAGCCCCCATAAGAGAAATGACCTCGTTCGCGTACTTCATCCCAACTCCCTCCACACCAAATCTTTAAACAGGCCCAGGTACAGCCTGTATTCCGCTTCCCTGACCCAGACACCTGTAACGCTCTTGATCCACCGCTGGGCTGCTTCTCTGCGTTGCTGTGCGTGCATCCCTTCAAACCGGCCATTGCGCTGCGGGTACTCGGCAATCACGATCATCTGCTCGGGGTGTGGCAGGGTCTTGTGCAGTTGGTCCACCTGCTCTGCCTGGCGTATGTCCACACGTTCGGCGTTATCGTCGTCGGCGTAGTGCGGGGCCATGTTCCCCACAGTAGGCCCCTGACCACACCACCGCGCCCAGTTCCACAGGATTGAATCAGCGTCGTAGCGTCGCATCCCTCTTCTCCCCGAAAAGCTCTCTCAATCCTTCCCGCGCTCGTTCTCGTTTTGCCTCGGGCTGCCGCTCCTGGTGCTCTTTCCGCTTCCGGCGCACGAAATCAACATGCTTGGACGGGTCCTGGTACATCCAGCTTGGGTATGACATGGCTATACCTCCTGAATCCGCAGAATCACTGCACCACCGCGCACAGGCTCTTTCATGCTCACCACCAACGGATCGAACGCACTGTCATCCACCCCCAGGGCATCACACACGCCATCAATCCCCGACTTCATCGACGCCAGCAGATTGTCCCGGTCCCGTCTGCGCTTGTCTGGCGGCATGAACTCCAACACCAGGGCCGGGCTATCCGGCACCGGCTGTTTATGCTGGCTGGCCAACAGACGACATTGCTGGCGGTACGCGGCTTTCAGCTTTGCCAGCGCCATGTGGTGCAGACGTGCATTCGGGCTTAGGCCTTTGTTCGGCCAAGGCAAACGGATTTCGATCATGCGGCCTCCGACAAAGCAGCGCGGGCCATGGCAAGAACAGTCGGGGATCGGCCCTTCTGGTTTTCCAGAATCTTCCGGGCCCAGCCTTTGGAATCCTTACGGGGCTTTTGCGATTGCGCAGCGATGGCCTCGATTTTTTTCTGCGCTTCTGCGTTGCAAGTCACATCAGCGCCTGGCGCAGGCAGTGCCAAACTCGGAGCTGGCACAGGCTCCCAGGCACCCTTAGCGAAGCTCACACGCAATTCCTTCTCCCAGCGAGCTCGAATCACGGACAGGCTTTGGTTCAGCAAATCATGCGCGCCGACCTTGACTGCCGCCCAGTACACGGCTGGATGTGACCATTCGCCCTGCTCGCCACGCTTGCGCTCTTGCATACCGAGCACAGCCTCTGCATGAGCCGTTGCAGGGTCCAAAGCGGGACGGCACAGCATCATGAACTCTGGCAGGTTAGGAACGTAACGACGGCTCTTGCAGGCATCAACACCTGCTGCGATCTCGTCGCCAGTGAAGCCAGCAAGGTCTTGAGCCCAGGCAGCCTTCATAGCCTGCTCGTCCACGCTGGCCCACTGGGCAGCGAATTGCTGGCCGTACATCACGGACAAACGCATGAACAGTCGGTCAACCCAGGCCTGCGGCATTGGCATTGGTTGGCAATTAGTTTGCAGTTGCATCGATCACTCCCATGTCTTTTTCAACCGGTGCGGTCCTTTCCCACAACCGTGCTGTCCAGTCGGCATTACGTTCTGCTTGTGTCGGCGTACGGCCTGGCGGCTTGGGGATTGCTCGCTGCTCCAGCCATTCGGCCTTGCCACCACGCCAGCCACGCAACATGCACTCGGCCAGAAAATCATCCACGCTGTAGCCCATAGCCATCGCTCGCTGCGCTTCTGTCCCCAGCCGGTTTGCAGCGGTCTGCGTCAGCGGGGCTTTGATTTCTTTTCGGTGCCGCAGATAGTCGGCCACCACTTCGGGACTCGGTTCAGCAGGCCAGCTCGAAAAATCGATAGCAGGCGCGGCAGCGCGTGCACGCGGTTTTGTTTTTTCTTCTTTATCTGTTTCTTTATCTTCTTCTTTATCTATATCTAGGGCGTCACTGTGACGTTTCTGTGACGTCACATCACCGTCACTATCCTGATTCTTCTGTCTTTCCCGATACTTACGGGTGCGTTCAGCGCTGCTATCTGAGCGAGACTGACGCTTATCCCAGGCAACAGGCTGCCATGCGTCATCAATCAGACCAGCAGCCATCAAGCGCTTTTTCACATCACGGATGATGGCGTGGTCGATCCACAAGCGCTGGGCCACAATGCGATCCAGCAGCTCTGACGGGCAATCTTGATCCAGAGCGCCATCGCTTTTCAAAGCCAGCACCCCGATAAAGTGACGCTGATCCTCAAAGGCCAGGGCGATCATCTTGGGATCGTTCAGAAAGTCCGTGTACATACGGAACCAAGGCATTGAAGTGCTCATGCCACCTCCAAAATCATATTTGCCGCCCTCAGCGCGCCATCAGGAACAACGGCGCCACGGTCCAGCAGTGTTTGTATGCACAGGCGCAGCAAATTGCGCTGTGGGCTGTAAATCGACTCAAACTTGTTTTTCCATGGGTGGACTGCAACCAGTCCAGGTGCGCCAGTTTCATCCTGGTGGTGGCCGGCACAAAGCGGCAGAACGAGCCAATGCGCATCCGGCTTGGTGCGTCCATCAATGTGATGAATGCTCACGACTGGCTGATAACGCTTATCCAGATGGCAGGCGATGCAGCCGAGCGATGCCATCAGGCCGTGGAATTGCTTTTGGTCTGCTGTGGCGGTTACGCCCTTCATGCCGCGTGACTTAATCGCCTTGGGTTTAGCTGGCTTCCAGGCGCTGCGTGTCATCGGCTTTGCCGGGGCTTTGAATGTGCTGTTCCAGGCTCTCATTCCAGCCACCAAGCAATTAATGCGGCAATTAGCGCCACAACCCCCAGAATCACAGCGTGCTGCTCTCTTATGTGAGGGGATACAACCACCAAGCCAGCCAAAAGGAAAAAATGCACAGTCGTCATGACCCACTCCCCAGAGACGTAGGCGACCAGCGAACGCCCCTCTCTGTCCCGAATGACAATGCCAGCTCGATCAACTCGGACATTTGGCGTACCGTCATCTTGCTGGTGCGCTGGCCCAGCATCACAATCCCGCCTCGGATACCCTGAGACATGCGTGTCTCTTGGTTCAGGCTGGCCGATAGAACATCCTTCCATTCTTCGGCTTCCAGCTTGGTGGCCACCCCATTGACCATCCAATCAACCTGCTTTGATAGGTCGGCCAGGATGGACCACATCATGGCGTTCTGATCCAGCGACCGCGTACGGGGACGAATCTCCACACGATAGTTCTCAGGGGCTTCCGAAATTGCCCTGACCGCGTTACGGCGCACAAGCGGATTCGCAAGATGGAAAACCTGTTTGCTCAT